GGCACTAGAACAGTAAGTACCAACAATCCTAGTGGTGGTTCTGATGGAGATATTTGGTACAAATATACATAATGCCTGATGCCAATTTATGTTAAAGAAGGTGGTACTTGGCGTGAGATAAGCTCCGATGCAGGATCTCAACTTTATGTTAGAGATGGCACTTCATTTACAAATAAAACAATCAATAATGCTTATATAAAAGATGGTGGTTCGTGGAGAACCGTATTTACTTTATTTGATACACCGGGTACTTTTAATACAGCAGGATCAGGAACTACAACTTTTTCTGTTCCAGGAAATGCAAATGCTATTCATGTAAAACAAGCTGTTGGAGGTGGTGGCGGTGGATACACAGGCGCTTCTTATGATAAGGCAGGCGGTGAATCTTCTGGACCAGGAGGAGGATCAGGAGCTCATGTTTCTGATCGTGTTTATACTGTATCTGGAGGAGAAACATTAACATCTGTTGTTGGATCTGGCGGAAACGCTGGAGGAGGAGCTTACAACGGAACATCTGGAGCAGGAACTACAACAAGTTTAACAGGTTCTAGCACAGGTTCAATTTTTTCTTTAGCAGGCGGTGGTGCTTCTTCTGTATCAGGTGGTGGAGTGCAAGGACCTCTTCGATCAAATACAGCAGGAACTGGGGGAACAGCTACTCAAGGATCATCTTTATCTTCGGGAACAACTGTTGACGGAGTTAATATTACAAGTTTTACAAGTGGACCAAGAGGAGCATTTAATTCTTTTGGTGATGGAGCCACAGGTGGTAACAATGATAACTGTGGTGGAGATAACTGTCAAATAAATGGTAGTGATGGTGCCGATTCTTATAATGGTTTGGCAGGAACAGGTGGTGACGGTGGTAGAGTCAATGTTGCTGCTACAGCAGGCACACAAGGCGGTGGTGGTGCAGGTGGTGGTGCTGAAAATTACAATTCAGGAACTTCTGGATCATCTGGCGGTGCTGGTGAATTAGTTTATAGATTTGTGAGGATTGCGTAATGCTTACTAAAATACAATTTGCTCCTGGTATAGATAAACAAAACACAGAGTATGGTGCGGAAGGTCGTTGGACTGATTCTGACATGGTTCGTTTTAGATATGGTTTACCAGAAAAAATAGGTGGTTGGGTTAAATTAATTACAGATAAACTTATAGGAGTTGTAAGAGATCTACACGCCTGGTCCGATCTAAATGGTATACGATACATGGCCCTTGGTACAGACAGAAAACTATATGTTTATTCTGAAGGAGCTGTTTATGATGTTACACCAATAAGATCTACACAAGCAGGACTTAGTAATCCATTTGCTACAACAAACAATAGTGCAATAATAACAGTTACGGACTCAGCTCATGGTGCAATAGTAGGAGACTTTGTTACATTTAGTGGAGCATCAACTACAGCTGGTCTTGATATGAACAAAGAGTTTGAAATAACCACAGTTGTTAATCCAAACAGTTATACAATAACTTACACAGGAAGCACAGCTAACGCTACAGGAAATGCAGGTGGAACAGTAACTGCAACTTATGACATAAGTGTAGGTCTTGCAAATTCATCTTATGGTTATGGTTGGGGTACGGGTGCTTGGAACTCAGGAACTTGGAATACTCCTAGATCTACATCAACTGTTAAAATTGATGGTAGACAATGGTCTTTTGATAATTTTGGTGAAGATTTAATTGCAACAGTTAGTGAAGGTGGTACATTTAGATGGGATACATCTGTTGGTTTTGGTACTCCTGCTGCAATAATTTCCAACGCTCCTACTACATCGAGATTTACTTTGGTATCTCCAGTAGATAGACATGTATTTTTATTCGGAACAGAAACAACAATAGGAACTTCTTCAACATCAGATCCTTTATTTTTACGTTTTTCTTCTCAAGAAGATTTTAATACTTGGTTGCCTTCTGCAACTAACACAGCAGGATCTTTTAGAATACAAGATGGTTCTAAGATTATGGCAGCAGTAAGATCTAGAGGAGCTGTATTAGTTTGGACAGATACTTCTTTACATGGAATGCAATTTGTAGGTCCTCCTTTTACATTTTCTTTAAATCAATTAGGGGCTAACTGTGGAGCTGTATCTAATCACTGTGTGCAGGATGTAAATGGTGTTACTTATTGGATGTCTCAAAATTCTTTTTATATGTTTGACGGTGCAGTTAAAAAATTACCATGTAGTGTACAAGATTACGTATTCAGTGATTTTAACATAACAACTCAACCAGAAACATATTGTGGTCTTAACTCAGAAAAGAATGAAATAACTTGGTTTTATTGTAGTGAGAATGCAGAACAAATAGATAGATATGTAACTTTAAATTATCTTGAAGCGTCTTGGTCTGTTGGAAGTTTAGCTCGTACTGCATGGACTGATTATGGTGTTTATGAGTATCCATATGCTACAGAGTATTCAACTACCGCTTTTGCAACTAATCCTTCAGTTTTAGGATTGACTGCAGGAGCTACTACTTTTTATCAACATGAGTTTGGTACAGATGCTGATGGACAAGCCTTAAATTGTTTTGTTACATCCGGTGATTTTGATATTCAAGACGGACAACAATTATTACACATAGGAAAAGGTGTTCCTGATTTTCAAGACTTGGCAGGCACCGTAGATATAGAATTAAAATTTACAACGTATCCAAACTCTACAACATCAATAACTACAAGTTCTACCGTGTCGACAACAACTCAAAAGTTTGATATACGAGGAAGAGGTAGACAAGGACAGCTAACTATTAGAAGTAATGCTGTTGGAAGTAATTGGAGATTTGGTACACTACGTTTAGATGTACAACCTGATGGAGGTAGATAATGAAGATAAGCACAACAAGATTACCAAACGCAACACCAGAGTATAATCAAACACAGTTTGATGTATTAATAAGATTGCTGGAACAAGTAATTCAACAATTAAACTTTGGTTATCAACAAGAATTAAAAGATTCTTCTACAGCAAGGAGTTGGTTCCTTGGCTGATAGTTTTATAAGTAAATCAAGAACGGGGACAGGTGTTGTTTATACAGTGCCTACTGCAGATCAAAACTCTCAACCTCCTATATTACCAACTACAGCAATTGTAAAAAGTATATTTATATCAAATGAAACAGGAGGAGCTGTTACTACAACAGTTGCAAAAGTTGATTCTAGCAATGGTAATTTAGAAATACCATTATACAAAGATAGTGCTGCTGATGGCTTTCAAGATCAAGTTTTAAAAAAAGAATTAGTATTAGAAGAAGCTGATCAAATTAAAATAACTGGATCAGGAGTAATAATAGATATTAATATATTGGAGATGACACAATAATGTTTAAAAAAGTACAAGAATCAAAACAAATAGGAACTCAAAATGTAAATGGAAAAGATATTCCTGTGCTACAGCCTGAAGTATTTGTTGAAGTAAAAAATAAAAAAACTGGAAAGGATTATGATTCTCCAGAAGAAGCAAAAAAAGATGTAAACGATCCAAAGACTACAACAACTGAGAATGACATAGAACAAAATGTTCAAGTCAATGTCACTCAGCTGCCTGATTTTAAAGGGGAAGTAAAGTACGATTAAGCACTACACATTTCACACACTTCTGGTTCATTTAAAGGTGTAACAATATTTTCTTTTACTTTTTTATTATGACATTTACAATCTACATGTCTCTTTAAATCTCTTTCTAATGCTGTAATTCTACTAAGTGCTTTTGATAATTTATCTGCTAAGTATGCAATTGATGCAGACGCTTCTTCTTGTGTCATAATAATCTCCTATATTAAATTTTTGGGGTAAGGATTACCTTACGATTTTGAAAAAACAATTTCAACTAAACAATTAAAATTGTTTTCTTGACTTTATTTCTTTTTTAACAGGTCATGAATTTGTTGTCCCTGTACATTAATCATGAACCCTATAAATATAATAACTACTAAAATTATTATAAGTAATATAGTATCTATTGTCATAATGATCTCCATCCATTTGGGTGAGGAATACAATGTTCTGTACTAATTCCCTCTTTCATAGTTAATAGTATATCAGCACTAATACTAATTCTAGGTTCTTCTTTGATATTTTTTATTGTGTAATGTAGCAATTCACTTGGAAATATAACAAAGTCTCCTGATTTTACAGGTATCTCATAACTAGCAAAATTAAATTGATTCCAATTTTTTATATATTCATCTGTAGGCGGTATAAACAAACCTGTTTGTGCAGCGAGTTCTTCTTCAAATTTTATATTTCCCATGTCTTCATTACGCACATAATACACACAACTAAAATGACTTGCTGTGTGTTTATGACTAGCAATGTGTTGATCTTTTACAGTGTATGTTGCCCAAGCTTTTGTAAAATGTGCATCAAATTTATTTAAGTTATATCCTTTTGCTTCTATAAAAGCTTTTACATGTTGTCCTAATTGTGAAAATAAAAACATATACATTGGTTTTTGATGTAAATTATCAACAGCATTATCTAAATTAGTAAAATTCGTATTGCCCTCTACATCTGTTGTAGCTGCAACGCTACCAGGCTTTTCTTTAACAAATGATTCTATGTTAGGTATTAATAATTTATTTATTGTTTCGTGATCGTGTATTGTTGTTTTATAAATTGATTTACCAAAAAGATTACTAATTGTAGCTTCCTGATCCATAAATTACCTCCAAATATTCTATTTTAGTTACCCATCCTTTTGGTATTGCTATTGCTCCACCACCATGATTATCATCCTTATCTACACACCAAGAACGCATTATAACTACTTTTTCTTTAGTATTACTAACCATCCAACCTACTTCTTGGCATACTGCCAGAGGAGCATTCATTATATCCTTAATGGGTAGCCAACCGGTTTCCATGTCTCTTGCATCCAACCAAGTAACCTTCACCATTGGGCACTTTGTTATGTCAAATTCCATAAATTCTATTTGCACAATACTAGAAATTTGCATATAATTGTACAATTAAATTGGCTAAATTATCAAGTCCTCGCCTCCTTGCCAAAACAAGTCATGATTGCAACAGGAGAACATGCTAAAAAAGTTATTTAAAGGCGTAAAAAAAGTAGCAAAAAAGGTAGCCCCATTTGCGGGTCTTGTAGCTGGTGCTTTTGGATTAAATCCAATGGCTGCAGCAGGACTGGGAGCTTTGATTGGTGGACTCGGAGGAGGTTCTAAAGGAGCTATAACAGGTGGTCTTGGTGGTTACTTTGGTGGTAAAATGTTTTCTCCAGATGCTGGAGGTAAAGCATTATTTGGTTTTGGAAGAGATAAATTTTTTGACCCAAGTGCAATAACAAATATTCCTACCATGATTGGTGAAGGTGGAAACATTTTTAACACTGCTATAAAAGAAAAAGGAGTGATGGATTATCTTCCATTAATAGCAGCAGGAACTGGTCTTGCTTACGCAGGTGGTTTATTTGATGAAGAACCACTTCCAGAAGATGCAATTCCAAAAGAATACAAGTACGATCCAGATAAAGATCCACTTAAAAATATAAATAAAAAATTTGAAGACATGTATAGCAAGTATTCACCTATACCTTCCTCTAGTATTTACGGATACTTACAAAGCATAGGCGCAATGAAGAATGGTGGACTTGTACCAGCATATGCTAATGGTGGTATCATGGCATTTAGAGAAGGTAACCCAACAAGAATGAGTAGTAATCAAATGATGGGTCAAGATATGAAACCAGAAACTATTAGCATGGAAGAAGTAGAAAAGTTTGTACAAGAACTAACTATGCTTCGTGACAACGGAGATTTAACAGAAGAACAATTTAAACAAGCAATGCAAATGTTAATGTCTCAAGCCGGTAAATCAACTGGTATGAAAAGTGGTTTAGGATTTGCAATGGGAGGGGACACTGAAGGAAAAATCATGGGCCCTGGTACAGGTCGTTTAGATAATTTAGATGGCGCAATTGTAGATCAAAACACAGGAGAGTCTAGTCCTATAAGAGTTAGTCCAAACGAACATATAATACCTGAATACACCTTGTTTGCTATGGGTGGAGGTGATACAGAGTTAGGACATGACATGTTAAACAAGTTAAGAAGAGAAACTAAACCTATGGCAAAAGATATGGGTTATGATTTTAAAGGTGCAGAAAATGGAACGGTAAGATATGGCTGAGTCACAAACAATACAAAATTTACCTCCTGAGTATATACAACAGGGATACACAAATTTAATTAAAAATGTACAAGATTATGTAGGTGGTGCTCCTGCTTTACCACAATTTCAATTAGCTGGATTTAGTCCAGCACAGCAACAAGCTATGAATATGGCTTTTGCTCAACAAGGTTTTCAATATGATCCAACAACAGGATTTACAGCAACAGGAACTGGACCAGGTTATCAACCTGCATTAGATGCAGGACTGGGAGCTTTAGCTCAATACGGTAAACAAGCTGGTGATTTATACGGTCAAGCTACTTCAGCTCAATTTGATCCTCAATCATATCAACAATTTATGAATCCTTTTCAGGATCAATTAAATGCAGAGATACAAAAACAAGGACAAATGGCACAGAATCAAGCAGCAGCTCAACAAGTTTCAAGAGGTGCTTACGGAGGATCAAGAGGTCAAATACAATCAAGCATGATTGATCAAGGTGTTATGGACACCGTAGGACAACTAACAGCACAAAACTTTAATACTGCTATGGGTCAAGCAATGAATACTTTTCAAAACCAACAAAAGGCTCAACTCATGGGAGCTCAAGGTATTGGTGCGTTGGGTCAAGCATTGGGTCAAGGTTTTGGTCAACAAGCTCAATTACAAAGTGGTCTTGCTAATCAAGGTATTGGTCAAATGATGGGTATAGGAGGTATGCAACAAAAAATGGGTCAAGGTGTTCTTGATATGCAAAGAGCAAATCAATTACAAAATATTAATAGACCTATGCAATTATATGGATTTATGTCTGATATTTTATCAGGCGCTCCTGCAACAATGGGTTATCAATATACTCAAAACTATGGACAAGCTGGTAGTCCTTTTTCACAAATGTTAGGAACAGCAGCTACAGCTCTTGGAGGTATCGGTACTTTAGGTAAGATGTTTCCATAATGGCTACGTTTTTTCAAACACCAGGCTCAGGTCAACTGAGTCAAGAAGAAAAAGATTTTAAAGGTATTGATTACGATTATACAAAAAAACTAACTCCTGAAGAGGGTCTTGAAAACATAAAAAATTTTATAAGTCCTATTGTAGATAATTTAAAACAATCAGGCGAATCTGTTCAATATAATAATATTGTAAATATGTCTGGCGTTGACGCTCCTAGCTTTGATCAAATTCAAGCAATGGATCTTGATCAATTAAATCAATTAAAAATAGATATACAAGCAAAACAAAAATCAGCAAGTTCAGAGGCTTTTGGAACAGGTTATCAAATTGCATTACAACAAATTGAAAGAGCTTTATTAAGTAAACAATCAATAGCTCCAAACAATGTATCCTCTGCTAATGACGTAGAAGTTGATCAAGGTTCTGCGGAATTTGAAACAGAAGAAACTAAAATTATTAATGCTTCTACAGCTGACTCAATAAATAATGAAGGATCATTTTATATAGATGCTTTTAACAATGCAGTTTCAGCTTCTGAACAAATTACTGCAAACTCACAGTTTGCAGATGTTAAAGGTCAGCCCGATCAAGTAAATGTAGTTGCAGATGGATCTTTGGTAGGTCAGAATGCTACAGGTGCTGCAGCCGTAGCTAAAGATGAGTTTGATAAAGGTAAAGGTGAATTAGAATTAGAAAAAAATGCATCTAGCACTGAGGTAACTGAAGAAAACACAAACAATGCAATTGCTAAAATAAAAGAAGAATTAAAAGGTGTTATACCAGAAGAAGAACTACCAACTAATTTATTATTATTAAAGTTTGGTGCAAATCTTCTTAGAGCAAGAAGTAATAAAAGAGGAGCCTTACCGAAGTTTCTTGATGAATTAGGTCAATCACTTGCTCCTATAACAGATACTTTAATAGCATATGATTTAAAGAAAAAAGAGGCCGATAGAGCCCTGGCTTTACAAGCATATGAAATTTATGAAGATAGAGCAGAAAGAGATGCTAAACGATATGAGTTTGAAGATCTATATAATGTTTTTGCTGCAGATTATGATAAAAAAGGTGGAGGCATTCTTAAAGGTGGTACAACTTTAATTGGTCAAGCAACCACAGCTGCGGAGTTAGATTATTATAAAACTATGCGTTACCCTGATCAAGCTTCTGTAGAAACGGGAATACATTCTCAAGAACAATTAGACAATACCCCTGGTCACTTACACGGTCTTCCTATGTTTGTAATATCAAAAACAACTGGTTCGGCAGAAACAGTTAGTCCTACATTTGGTGGATACGGAGCTGGTGATAAAACAGCTATACGATCTGCTTTTGAATTTGGTGGTATGTTGGAAGATGGTATTCGTAACGACGTACAGCTTTATCAAATGATTACTCTTGGTATGCAAGAAGGTAATACACCATTAGCTGGTCCTGGTGCAGGTCTTGCTAGATGGACACAAGTTACTGCTGGTAAATTAAATACTATAGCTAAATTTTTTGGAGTTGATTCAGGTCTTCCAATGTTAA